AAATATACGCCGCGAACGTACATGCCACGGTGGTAATCACCACCGCAGGACTCACGGAAAGGACCCTCAAAGAAGGTCTTCTCAACATTGATCTTGAAACCGAGTAGTTCAAGGAGACGTAAAACGTCCCGAACGAGGTCCTCATTGTATATCTCGCAGACCTTTTCGTCTGCTTTGATACCATAGTGGACACCGGACGGAACGATAATATCGTCACCGAAAACCCCAACGTTTCCAGGATCTTTACCACGTGGCCACCAGAGGTGAAAGCCTCTGGCACGTGCTGCTGCTGAGACGATACAGGAGAATAATATGGTCTGCAATGGGAAGGTAAAACCATTACCCATCGTTGAGATCATACTAAGCTCCACCCGACTCCCATCAGGGAGCTGAGTCGTGGGAGATCGAAACTGTTTAAGCCACCAGAAGAAATCCGGTGGCAGAACAGCCTCAAGCATCTTAAGACTCATCGAATCAGATGCGGAAGAGAGATCTATTGTACAATAGGTCCCGTCGACCGACCCGATTCGTGCGAGCTCTCGGTTCCTATCAGGCTGCATGGACAGATCTACTCCGTAGACCTGGCGTAGGCGTCTTGATAGTACCTCACCGATACCGAGCTGGCCACTCATATTGAGTGTCGGCTCGATACAGATGATGCGAGAGATATCCCTTTGCTTCGGGACAAAGGAGAGGCGGTTGCCTTCAACTACATGGTGACGCCCATAGTTGTCTGCGCGGAAAGACTCCGCAGCTGACCATTTTGGATCACGGATGATGTAGTTCCGGTAAGACCGGTAGATATCACCATGTGTAACACTAAGCGGTCCCGAAAATAACTTCGAGTAGAAGTCATAAGAGATCGCATTAAGGCTAGCACCAGGCCCACAGCGGAGTTCGTCCCAGATTTGGGAGTCCTCCTCTATTAGGGCCTGATACGGCCGATCAAGGAACCAGAAATCATAGAGGGCGCGTTTAAGCTCCCCAAACAACGTCTGGTCCCAAGATGTGTTACACTGATCAGTCCATGATGAGCACCTAGCATTTACTGCCAGGAACTTCTCAAGGGCACGTGCATCTGCTTCCTTATCGACCATATCTACAAATTTCTTGTAGAACGATCGAGCAAGAGACAGGCACGCGAACTCTTTAGAACTGATCCCAACCCATGGCTCAACAGAATTGCCCGCTTTAAGGCGTTCAATAACTGAAGAGTCAAGGTGTTGAGAGATGTCTTCTAGAAGACACGAGTAAAGAACAGACGGGTTATGACCCATACCGTACTCCGTTCGTCGTTGAACCTCACCGATTCAGTCAAGGATGGCTTTAACCCCATCGATGGCTGAACTTGGCTCATAGCTGCACTTCGTAGCGAAGACAACAATGAGAGCTAGCAGACACGTAAATCCAAAGATCCCGCGAGGGATCTTCAGCTTACGGAATGCCGCTAACACTGCTGTCACCCAACCCAGACGAAATCTGGGCGAGGGCTCCGAGGTGTGCGCTGTGGGCCGCCCGAACGTTCGGCGTATCTGCCGAATCAGCACCAGCGGGGACCACGATTTCAGTCGTGAGCACCATGGTCTGAGACGGAAGATTAGCGTGACAAGTAACACCCTTGCGGGTGATAACCTTGTAAACGTTCTTCGGGATCGGCGGCGGGTTTACCATTCCTACCATGTAGTTTAAGGCTTTTAGGGCCTTGGGCCACCAGTAGGCGATAGTAAACGGACGACTCGCGGAGTGGGTGTCAACGCCAGTCTGAGTTCCACCAAGGGCAGAAACTGCATACTGTTTCGCATTGACATCGGGGGCACTCGCAACGACGACCGTGTAGGTCGGCGAAGTGAGGCCTGTTTGGGCTGCTCCCGTAACGGGACTTGTGACTGTAACAGTCATGAGAATCTCCGGTTAAAGTTAATAGGGCTGAAGACGCTTACCAGATGCGACTAAGGCGGCTAGATTTAGCCACTTTAGACCGAATCCGGGTAGCTCAAACTGGATACTAGGGGGTCCAATTGAAGAAATGGACTGTCTGTTCACCAGTTTTAATTCAGATTTGTACTTGCCAGGAACGAATTGTTCTTCATAAACCAATTGCCACAAGGCTTTCCCGTTGGGCTGTCCGAAGGTTGCAGCTTTCGTTTCCGAACGCTTAATCTCCGTACGGCACCCCCAGGCGAGCGCTGTGGTTAGGTTAGACCAACTCGTAATTACGTCACCAATGTTGGTGAAGTAATCGATCAGGAAGCTCCAAGGTAAAAGTTCCCAGAGAGTAGGCGCGAACGATCGGGCTGAAAGCCCCATCGAACTAGCGTTAATCAAAGGGGTACCAATAGTCTTAGAGCTCACGGCTCCACGATAGACAACGATGCATTCGCGTCGATTGTGTCTATACCAACGGATAGGGACGCTAAGTCCCGCACTACCTCCTAAATACTGATCATAGGCGTGCCCATTGTCATTAGCCTTGCTAGCGACAGCTTTAAAGGAGACAAACTCCATGTCAAGCTGTAGCCTTCGCTTGGCCAAATACTTTCGGGCTTCGTCTAGATCGTTTAGAAGTGGTGCCCATCCGAAGGCATATTCAAGCCATGTATCCGCTGCGAACTTCCGGCGCTGAGCTGGACTCCCCCGACGCCCTTTCTTAAGAGCATCAAGATAGGAGGCCAGCCCTTTCCGAAGTCCCATCGCAGGATTCCTTATCATTCTC